CCAAGGTCTTCCATCTCTCGGCGTACTCCGCCCTTTCGGGCAGAGCGTCAGAGATATAGTCCCAACGCGAACTATACCTCTTCCGAATTACGGCTTTTCGTCTATTAGATCTAAGGACGATTAAGCCGTTCCTAATGCTACCTGCCAGGAAAGCAACAAGTAACCCGGGCTCGTTGTCAAAGAACCCGTGAAGCTTGCAGCCTTTCCGATTCGGCGGAATGCGGACTTGTCGCTCAACCAACTTAACATAGCGGTAGTAAACCGCCCTTGTATGAGTATGGAGAACGATTTTGTCAACCATGTCATAAGGAACCTTGATCCCGGCAATATCTTGCTCATCGTAAGGTACAGGCAAAAACCGTACCCTATGACGCAAGAGCTTGACAAGATGGGTCAATCTTATGCTATGGTGTGCAGACCACCTAATCAGGCGGTTGATGGCAGAATAACAGTCGCACATGTCCCGAAGTGATTCAATATACACTCCACGGACATAGTGGCCTGACAACCAGTCAGAACCACACGACTCGCGAAATTGTCCTTCATTAAAGGACTTGTCTGCATTAACAGTAAATCCGAGGACGCTCAGCATGCGACAAACGAGATTGTAAGCTCGTTCGAGCACGATGATGTCATCCCCGAACACGGCGTAATTACCGTGTGAACTGCCTCGAGAATGTATGGGTTGTATTCCATACGCTCTGTAGCAGCTGCAGACTAAAGCGGAAAATAGCATCGTCTGTAAAGGGAACGTGAAAGCATTTCCCATAGACGATATCATATGTAATTCTACCTCTTTACCACCTGGAAGGGTGGTGCTAGGAGACCTGTATCTCAACAAGCAATCAAGCACTTGCTGAGGCAGAAACTCTGTGCAAAAAGAGAGAGATATCGTATCACTGGCTGAAGATAAGTCGATAGTACCAAACTTACCTGTCAGTGAACCGATCCGAGCGAACTCCCGATTGTAATCAGGCTGGACGGACAAGTCAATAGCATAGACTTGTCTGAGTCTTTTCTGTATACAAGCGGCTATCCCCTTCTGATATAACATGTTGAGGATAGGCTCAGTACATATGGTCCGCGATATTTTCGCTGTTTTAGGAACAAAAGAAAGACGCGAACCCTTAACGATCTGGTAACCCATCTTCTTGGACCTCAAATGCTCCATCTCGGTCCAAGTCGGATTACTACTGATCGCATGCACGTAATCTATGTGCAGGGATGGATCTGTTGCAGCCATCGAGGACGTAGCCAACTTAGAAAATAAGTCGGACTCCGGAGCCCCAATGTTCGCACCGTTACCCAACCCAAACCCTTGGCGTACTAAGCCTTGAGAAAGGATTGAACACTGGTATTCCTCTACTTCTACTAATAGACATGGATCCATTTCCGCCCTTTCAGGCGTAGGTGGACCGTCAATCTCTAGTAGTTTCGTGGACCAGCCTGGAAGAAAGAACTTGTCAATCGCTAGACGAAACTCACCTAGCGCGACAGCCTCCAGATCGGAGAAGCCAGATGTATCCAATCGCCATGTACGGCAGGACTCATTTACTTTCGTAAATAGGTCCAATGCAGCGGCATCACCTGTAGGGTTTCGCAATGAAGTACCGGGAAGGTACTTCTTCACGAGTGACTTATACAGGTGCGACATTGCAAATTGCCTAACTGGCTGACCTGGGTAGGGGATTAACTCCCCATTCCAACCGGCTTCATAAAGATCCAAAGAAAGGGTTGATGACAGTTCTTCAGCATCAATGTGCATGATAGACTCCATCCAACTAACGAAGAAAAAGAGAGTCAGCTTCTAATCACGACGCTTCGGCCCCGACGCTCCTGCATTTATTGATTAGCAGGGTCTAGGAAAGCTACCGAGTCTATGACTAGGACGATCTCAAGAACTTAAAGCCATGTGGATTACAAAATCCCCGAGGTAACTGTGTCGCCGAGACTCGCAGAAACTTGCGTGTACGCGCCCACAGTTAGAGAGAGCAACGCCCTCAGGTTAGACGGGTCCGCAGTATCGCTTCCCGCGGGAATACCAATTTCCCCGCGATGGTAAGCGGTTACGAAGGCCTGTCCAGCCAAGGGCAAAACTCCCTTTCGGACCATGACTTTATAAACGTTAATTGGACATGCGCTTACGACACCTGTCGTCGGATTCGCTTTGCCCAAAGGCTTAAAAACACGAGGCCGAGTGAAGTTAATCGTAAACGGGCAAGAGCCCGAGTGAATATTGACGCCAGCCTGCGTTCCACCGAGCGCCGTGACAGCATACTGCTTCCCGTTATTATCGGGAGAAATATCTGCCACATGCGTGTAGGTGGGCGCAGTGAAGCCTGTCTGTGCGCCGCCCGTTACGGGCGAAGTAAGAGTGATAGCCATACCTGTTCCTTTAGTTTGACCCTCTGCCGTTAGCGTCTAAAATTAAAACGCTTTGGGTTTTGGGAACGGAGATTGACGGCGAACATTCCGAGAAGCGCAGACATGTTAGCTAGGTGTCTGGAGCTCTGCTCAGCAAATGTAAAGACTACCTGGGGAACAGCAACAGCCCCAGCTTGCCTTAGAACCGTCGTTCTTTTATATATAGCCTGGGAAGGATTACCTTCGATGAGGCTTGCCTTTGCAGCTGCAGGAAGAGTAGCTAGCGTGGCTGAGCGATCGATATAGAGCTGCCTTACAGCAGTCCTAACACGACGCCTAGTCATTGCTGTCCACTTCAATGCAGATGTATCAGCAAATTCCGCATCAAGATATTGCCCAATAGAGGCAAAGTAATCCACTAGAAACGACCAAGGGAGTAATTCCCAAGCGGTAGGGATAAACTCTGAGGCTGTGAAGCCCCAGCGTGCCCCTTTATCCGCGTAGGTCGTCGCTGCTTGAGCTACAACGTCGCCTCGGTAGCGATAGGTAGTTTGTTCTCGCTTGATGTCAGTTGAGGTGTAACGTATCCTCTGGACACCATTAACGAGATTACCTCTCGCAACAAGTTGACTCCTTAATGACGAACCCATTGCCGACCTAGAAACGTGAACGACTCTCTCCTTTTCAGTAAGAGAATCGAGCGCATCAAAGGCTGACTCTATGTCCATCATCAAGGGCAACCATCCGAAACTATGCTCAAGCCACAACCCGGGTGCTGCATTAAGCCACTCCCATTTCGGGCTATCTTTCGGTAGCTCTGGAAGTCCCTTTCGGCGTCGGCTGCGCTGCTCCTTGAGCTTTCTTTTACGTAGCTCTTGGTAATAGCGTTCGCACGATTGACCTAATGCCTCAGCGGGATGGCGTAACATCCGCAAAGTCTGTTTCAGCTCGCCGAGAAACGTGGGCGCAGACATACGCGTCACTGTCTCTCGAACGGCCGATAGAAACTTATTGGCTGCTTTCCCTTGTACTGAAGAATCCCAAGTGAAGTTACTAACTCCAATTGAACTCAAATAGCCGGCTAGATCACCGACTACAGATTCCTCTTGGAGATTGCCGCCCCACCCATTCACTGAGTCCCAATGATACACGATTGAAGCTTTCGTGCGTCCTGAGACAGAAAGGCTATCGTACGTACCGGTCAGAGTGCTTGTCGCATCCTGATGGTTTCGTATTTTAGTCTTCCAATTCGGAACCCCATATCCCGTACGCGAGCGCGATAAGAGTAAAACAACACTCTTATTTCCCTCGTTGACGTTATGTAGGGAGTCCGTAGTGTGATAACGTGCATTGTAATACACGTTGTGGGTTTTTGTAACAGCGGGCACTTGAGATCCTTTCAAAGGAGTTTGCTAAACCCCAGAGCGGCTATATGCCGCCGTACGTTAGAATACACCTGGTTCTTTGGGCTCTTTCGTGCACACCATGGGAAAATCCTGCAAAAAAGTAAGCAGGGAAAACGCATGGCGGTGCATATACTCCAGAGTTGCAATAAAATTACTACTCCGCTTAGTAGCATTTGGAGTAGCAACAGAACTGCAAAACTGGAAGGGCCTTAATTCCCATTTACTGCAGATTTCTCTGCGCACGGATCTTTCAACGACCAGAAGATCACGGGCATCTCTAACGAGCTGCACGTACTCTTCTCTAAAGGCTTTCGGATCGGTTTGGGCAAGGCGGAGCAAATAATCCGTATGCTCAAGGATCGTCCAACCGATAGCTTCATTATCAAGGCTCATTGGAATTCCATGTGAGGTAAATGAGAATTACGATCCACGATGAGAGGACTCCACAGAGGTAGGCCAATCCGTACGAAAGCACTACTAACAAATGATGAAAAGTAGTGATTCGCACGGCGGCCTCTCCTGAAGGAAACCACTCAAAGTGGGTTATGGAACCAGG